GAGATTCCTCTACGTCTCGTGGGCTCGGAGATGTGTATAAGAGACAGCTATACACTTTACATTTTCCACGAAAAAACCCCCATCACCTTTCTGGTGTGAGGGTTTAATCGTCGCTTTGCAGATTGTGTAAGCGTAAACCTGTGAATAACAAATAGGAGACAAATAGAAATGAAAAAGTACACCGTCCATCCTTGGACATATTAAGTATACCATATATCATATATTTTGTCAATACTAAATGCAAAAATAAAAATAGGCTCAAAATGGCTTTATATTTCCATTGCTGAGAGCCTACTATATAAAGTTGGTTAATATATTGTCAATAATCGCTCCGCCGAGCATATTCATGCGATATCCTTATGCGTGGATAAAGCTTCATTATTATATGACTTAATATATCACCTAATTTTATTATAAATCATTTTATTTTATTTGTCAATAAACATATTTACTTTTTTGTTATTTTATGCTATAATATATATGAAAGGAGTGGTAACGTGACCAAAGAAGAAATTTATGGTATTTTGGCTATGGAAGATGAGAACGAAAGAGAATCAGCTATTGACACTATGAGCGCCCGTGATGGCGAAGCTTTATCAACTATTGAAATTTTAACTGCTGATAACGAGAATTTGCGTTCAGATGTAGCCGAAAGAGATGAACAGATTTCTAAATTATCTAAAGACATTGATGTGTGGAAGAAACGCGTTGACAGATTATCGGATGTTAATCGCGCGGGATTTGTCGAAGATAAAATGGAAAAAGATTTTAAATCACTAGAAGATTATTTTTACAAAGAATGAGAGGAGATTTTATGTCAAGATTATCAAAAATGCCAGATATTAATGAAGTTGGAAAAATGTCAGGCGCTGAGCTTTTAAACTTAGCAGTAAGAGAAGTTAATAACCCAGAGCTTATGAAGGCTATTGGTGATACTACTATTGATTCTTCAACATTCGGTCAGATTGGTCAGATTATCAATTCTAATGATGCTTGGAGAAACCAGGTTTATTATACACTTTTTAACAAAGTAGGACTGTATGAAATGGGATACGCTGTAGCTACCGACAAATACGGTGCACTTATGAGAGATTACCTGTCAATCGGTGGGGCTGTTGATGAAATTGAAATGGATAAGATTAAGCCTGTGAAATACAATCCAGAAATCCAGTGGCAGGACGCACTGAAACAGTATATTCCAAAATATTTGGAAATGTTCCATACTCCAAACAGAAAAGAGCGTTACGCTTTAACAGTCAATCCAGAAATGGCAAAGCGTGCGTTTAGTAGCGAGCAGTCATTTAGAAGATTTTTGGACATGCAGTTTGCTGTAGCAGCTGAATCAAACAAAATTGACCGTAACTATTGGTTCTGGAATTTGTTTAAATATGTTGCCGAAAACATTGCATATTATGTTGAAATTCCAGGTTTCGATACAAAAGAACATGCTGAGGATACAACCGTTCTTGTTCGTCAGTGGGGGTTAGATTTATTATTCCCGAGTGATAAATTTAATGTGGCAGGTTTCACAAGAGAGGTATCACCAGAAAATATTTTCATCATTATGAAGAACAGCGCAAAGGCATTCCAGAGCGTTAAGGTATTAGCAACATCTTACCATATGCAGGAAACTGAGTTTATTGCTAATCATACGTTAACTGTTCCAACATGGGTTGACCTTGGGGGAAATGTTGAAATCTTAATGGGCGATATTAACGCGTTTAGGTGCTACGTTAATCTATACGCTAGTGACTTTAACCACAATGGCGCTGTTATGGGCGATACTCATTTCTTGCATGTTCATGAAACGTATTCGTCTTCTATTGTTTATCCAGTAATTGCTTTTAAATCATCATCCGTTACTGCTTCAGTCTTAGGAGATTTTAAACCAGCTTCTAATACTATTCTTAACAAAGGCGATACGGAAATGATTTCTATTCCCGTTACTGCTGGAGATAATAAACAGGTACATTATACGCTTACAGGTAATACAGCACCAGAAACTCAGATTCAGCCTTGGGGGTTGTTGTATGTTGGTCAGAACGAACAGGCGAGCGTTATCACAGTAACCGCAACTATTGAGGATGGAAATAAAGGAAGTCCAGTAACAAAGAGTGTAACTTATCAGATTAGAGGTAATGCTCCAAAATTTGGATTCGTTCAGCCACAAGACCACTACACTATTAAAAAAGGCGAAGTAGTTCAGTTAATGGCTTCTTTAGTAGAGGGACAAGCACCTATCACTTACAGCATTACCACTAGTGGGGTGCATTCTGGAACAACTATTACTCCAAGCGGTCTATTGACTATTGACGCTGCTGAAAATCAACAAAAAATCACAATTAAATTACAGGCAGGTGTTACATCTACAACCGTAGAATATACGATTGCAGACGCTTAATGTGGTTCGCTAATTTATACAGGAATGTAGATTGTCAACCGTCTAACGATAATGTTAGATGGTTTCAATCTCGTTCTGAACAAAAATCGTATTTTGAATCTAGGAAAATAAGTTCAGCGGTTGTAACGCCTATTAAGGACATGAATGTGATTGCGTTAGATGTGGATATAAATACTATGAGAGATGTGCCGTATTTGTCTTTTGGTGAAGACGGTGGAAAAGAAATTTATGCATTTGTTGACGATTGCCAGTACACAAACGAAAGAAGAACATTAGTATATTATACTATTGACGAGTGGCAGACATACATGTTTAATATCGAATGGAACCCCATGATGGTAGAACGTGAAAATGTAACAGATGATGAAATAGGAAATCATTTAGAAGATGAAAACTTATCTATAAAAGATATGTTGACCGTTAGTGAGGTTGGAAGTGGTTTCTTTAACCCAGCTGATTATCATATTATTATAGGGTACGCCGAAAAACCAGACGGAGGAAATGTAAATCAAAGAATAACGTGCAATATTTTTAACGGTGTCGAATATGAGGATTGCGGGAAAGGTAATGCAGGCGCACAACGCGCAAGGGAGATTTTAGAACAAATGCACGGTAAAGAAGACGCTATCGTCGGTTTATATATGTGCCCAGAGAAATTATTTAACGATTCTGCAATACCTAAACAGCTTAAATTTAATTTACCTGCACGACCATCTTCATTCGGTGGTTATGTCCCTAAAAACAATAAGTTATTTACGTATCCGTATGTTGATTGTTTAGTTTCTAACGGAAACGGTCAAACGCTAGAATTAAAGTATGAATATTTAGGAAATTTAGAAATGATTTGTGAATTTTCTTTCGGAATAAACATGGAAGCCGAAGCATTTCCAAATAATTATTTAGGTGAGGCTAATAACGACTTGTATAAGATATCTATAAATAATTTCCCACAATGCACGTTTATAGTTGATTCTTATAAAGCGTGGTTAGCTCAAAACCAAGGTAGATTTATGTACCAAATCGGAGAAAGTTTTGTAAAAGGTGCATCAACAGCCGTAATGGCATCACCTATATCTGGAGTTTCAATGGGGAGTATAATGGCTACAGGGTTAGCTGGTGGATTGGCTTCTGGAGCTTCAACAGCATCAAGCATTTTATCACAAAATATTAGTGCTCAACGTATGCCAGATAGCGCAAGAGGGAATACATCTGGACATGCAGGGTTCGCCAATGGTAGGGCTGATTTCAGATCACGTTCTAGAACGATAACTAAACAGGAAGCAATGATAATTGACGACTATTTTACTCGTTACGGTTATAGAGTTATGAGATACAAAGTTCCAAACTTAACTACTCACTCAATGTTTAATTTTGTTAAGGCTATTGACCCAAATATAACTGGAAATATACCTTCAACGTATCTTAACAAAATCATTGCTAGAGTAAGTGCGGGCGTAACTCTATTGCATACCGATTTACAAAAAGTAAAAACAAACTATATTGAAAATGAGGTGATAAGCAATGAAAACACTTGACGAATTAACGACACGAAGTAATATATCGAAGTGTACTACTTTTTATTTAAGTGACAAGCAAGCGAGTAAGATACAAATTGACTTGGACAATGATAGAATATGGGCATATTATATTGATAAATTTATTGAAGATTTAATGTCGTTGTTTGTTTGGAAAGGGTTGCCAGATGGAATCACCTCTTTTATTTTAGAATATATGCTTATGGCAAACGGAAGTTTTGTATTATATGATGATGATGGAATATTAAAAGCGTCTCGTTATGTAATGGTAACGTGGGATGATTATTTTCAGCCAGTTACGGTACGAACCGTTAATATCGCAACCGATAAAGGCTTAACTGGTAAGTTATTGTATGATGATGAGTTTATTTATTGTTGGAATAGCAATACAGGGCTTCCAGTGTTTAATGTAGCAACAACTATTGCTGAAAGGTTGGCTAAAATCGAAAGAACTATTGATTATATACACAGGCAGATGAGAAGACCAACATTGTTTAGCGGTACTCAAGCATTGAAAAGTACAGTTGATAACATTATGAACGAAAACGACCCAAAAACATGGTATATAGTTGACAAAGACCTAAACGGAATAAACGGGGTACCAGTAATTAGCGGCGACGTTGGAAAGGGCTTAGATGTACTTATGAATATGCGCAAAATGTATTTGCAGGAATGGGATACAAGAGTAGGGTTACACACTATTATGAATGACAAGTCTGAACGCCTTACAGAGTTTGAGGGATTAAGTTTTTCAGAAGCTGGAAATATAAACATTAGCGGAATGTATCAGCAAAGGATTGCTTTTCGTGATTGGGCACGCGAAAGATTTCCCGAAAAATGCGCCGAATTAGATGTTTCATATAGTCCGTTTATTCGTGTGCGTGGCGAAGAAGTACCAGACGGTTATGAAGAAAAAGAGGTGTATGACTTTGTTAGTGAGTGATATCATAAGAAGCGGGTATAAAAATACTGATTACTTTAACACAAATTTTATGGATTTAATAAGAAATCAGCGTTCTAGAATTTTTGGTTTCGATTATCCGATAGACCAAAAATTTAAAGAAGATTTTGAAGTTAATTTTATCTTGCATTTCTTTAATTACCGTATTTCAGATACAGCAGAAGCGCACACGTATTTATCGTGGCAGACAATGCTAGCCGATAGAATGTATCAGTTATTTCCGCTGTATAATCAATTTTTCGAAAAGATTACAAAAGAAGATATAAGCGGAACAGAAAAGTATGTTTCACGTGAAACATTTGACGAGGACACAGTTAATGATAGTATGTCAAATAGCGTATATAACGATAATACAGATGTAGCGGAAGAGAGCGTACAGAATACAGATAATGTTAATCGAGACTTTCCGTTAAGCTCCGTCACCAATACTAATGCTTATATGACAGATGCCCAAGATAATACGGAAACCAAAATTTTTGAGCATAACGCCGATTCAAGAGGTGATAATATTACCACAGGTAATGACGTCGGAAGTAGAAATTTTAACAGGAATAAAACTGATGAAAAAATGATGATTGATTTTGATTATTATAAACGATTCCGCGAAGAACTAAACGGAATTTATAGTGAAATTTATAAGTTTTGCTGTGATTTATTTATTTGTGCATGGTAAGGAGGAATAACAATGGAGGTATATAAACCTAAAACAATGCCATACGATATGAGAATAGATGACGCTTTAAAATTTGCAAGAAAGGAGCTTTATTTGGTAAATCGTTCGTTACGTTCTCTTGACAAATGTTCTGATTCCGTCACTTATGGGATGGTATTATCTTACAAAGTTTGTATAATGGAAAAATTAAGTGAACTTAAAAAATTAAAAATTGACGGAATAGAAAGGGTTAACGTGCTACAATGAAAGCAGGACAAAAGATGAATACTGATGATGGGAAATATCAAGTTTGTTTATTTCCGTGTGATATAATGAATATCACCCAGTTATCTGGTTCGGATTCATTTTCACATTGTTGTGGACATCCTATGGACATTATAGGCAACAGCGCTCGTTATCCGTTATATGCACCGTGTGATTGTCACTTAATATATCAAGATAGTGTAGGAAATACCAGAGGTTATCAATCAGATAATGAGGTTGCAACACCAAGCGGGATAGGTTATGTATGTTTTAGTTTTACGCATGACGAAACACCTCCGCCGGCAACAAAATTTAAACAGGGGGATTTGATATCCCATACAGGTATAGCAGGGCAAGCATACGGCGACCATTGTCATCTAGACCAAGCGAAAGGTCAGAATAAGGGTCTTGTATCCTATGGTATTACTTGCGCAATGGGAAATCCATGTTATGCTTTGCAAGACAGCGCAGAACCAGTTGATATATGGTATATAAATGATACTACCGTAGTTAACACTATGGGACTTGTATTTAAAGAGTATGACGGTGGGGTTACGCCGCCTACTCCAACAAAAAGAAAGAAAATGAAACTTATGTATTATATGAAAGGATGGAACATGAGATATGGCAGATTTTAGACCTACATTCCCGTTTGACCCAAATATCAGACCAGTAACAAACAACCTTAATTGCGCAGTTAATACAATAACTCGTTATGATATGGAGTTTATAAAAGCGTATAGCGACAAAGAATTATTACACGCCTTGTGTTATCAGATTGCAAACGTTATTGATATGCTTAACTTAACGCAAGAACAGTTTGAAAAGTTGGTAGCGTGGATAAATGATAATTTATGGGAATATGCTGGTAACTTACTACAGCAGTGGCTTGAACAAGGGTTAATTAAAATAGGTGTTAACTATAACGCTGAAACGGAAACGTTAAGCTTTGTTTTCAAACGTTATAAGGAGGTAGAGTAATATGCCAGAGGTAGCTAATCTAGAATTTGAAGATGGAACATACTCTATTAAGGATAAAACAGCAAGACAGCAGGTTCAAAACATTATTAACAATAATCTTCCTAACAAAGCAAGTGCTAGGATTTGGAACGTTGTTACTGATGGAGGCGCAGACCCTACAGGAAGCGCTTCTTCTCAATCTGTATTTAATAGAATTAGTACGATTTTAAACTCTTATGATTATGTATATATTCCGAAAGGAACATACAATTTAACATCATTATTTATTTGTTCTGAACGTGTTATTTGTGATTGCCAAACAATCGAAGAAAATCCTAATAGTAAGATATTAGCTGTAAAAGAAATACCAACCGTTTATCCAAGTTTTAAATTATTAAAACAAGCTGAAAAGCCAAGTGACGGCTATAGTTTTCAAGGCTGGTGTTATTTAACGGATGGGGACGAATATACGGGCAATGTCTTAGCCGTTAACAGAAATGCTAGTACAAGTAAGACGGTTTTAAAACGTTATAATAACTTGCTAGAATTGCAATCCGAAGAAGAAAAGCCATGGGGGCACGGAAATTCATTAACATATATGCCGACTTTAACTGCAAATGGTAGAAACTATGTATATATGGTATGCCCAATTAATGCTAACAATTTAATTATGTATGACGCTTCAACAGGAATCAATAATACAGTGCCTGTAAATGGGGTGACATCACAAATAAACATTGCTAATAAAATTGGGAATTCTCCACATATTATCGTACAAACAGAAGATAATAAAATTCATGTTTGCCAATGTTCTGGTGAGGGAATAAATGTTTCTTTTACTTCTGTATATTCTATTTCAATTTCAAGACCAGTAATCCAAGCGAGAAAATTGGGTGGTCTTAACGGTTTAGCATATTTTAAAGGTAATATATTTACTTTATGGAGTGATAATACTTCAAGTGGGTATGACTTTGTGCGGAATGCGATTCGAGTTGATAAAGTATACGGTGGCTTATTATATCAATATTTGTGCAATCCTACTTACGAAGCTAAAGAATTTGAGGGTCTTAATGTTACGGGTAATACTATAAAAATGCTAGAATATGGTAACAACTCTGTTTTTACTGATTATAATTCATGGTCATTGTGGGAAATAAACCCATATGACAGCGGTTTAAGTGATAAAAGTAGTGAATTAGAATTTAACGGAGTGATAGGAGAGCAACGTATAAGAGTAAATAGTAGTAACGCTAACTGGGGGAGAGGAACAAACGATTCACCATTTAGGTTTATTCAGTTTGCTATTAGTTATGCGTCATCATTCCAACCTGTTCATATTCAAGGGGTGTCACCATCTACAGCGGTAGCGAGTGAAGAAATACACATTAAAAACAGAGCGCACTACTTAAAAATTACTAACGTTAGATTTAACAGGAAAATTACGGTGGAAAACTGTGCAAATGTTCAATTTGAAAATTGTGAGTTTAACTTTACAGGGGATTATCAAATTACAATCGATGGAAGTAACGTTGACTTTAGCGGTTGTACTGCTACTATGACTGGTGGTCAAAATGGAAATGGATGGATAAGAGCTGTAGGTAATTCGAATGTTGAGCTTCACAATTCATGCAATATTACAGCTAGAAATGTTGCTTCACTTAGTAGAGGGGCAAAGTTCAGTTTCGGAACTGACACAAAAGGAACGGTATATAATTGTATATATAACGAATCAAGTGTTTCGGTAGGAAGTGTAAAACACATAGCTTATACGTATAAGTCAACTTTGAGTAAGGGCGGACTCGACGGAACCGTAAATGAATAAGAGGTTAAAAATATGAATATTAACTATAAAGATATAGCTAACATTTTGTGGACAGGAATAAGCACATTCTTTGTATATGTTTTTGGGGGTATAGATGTGGCTTTTAAGTGCCTTATTATTATTATGATTATTGACTATAGTACTGGAGTTATTGCAAATAGGGTTAATCTCGATAGTAAAATAGGATTTAAAGGGATTGCAAAAAAAGTAATGATACTTGCACTTGTGGCAGTAGGTGCACAAGTTGATAAAGCCATGGGAACAGATGGATATATTTGCAGAACACTTGTAACAATGTTTTATATTGCGAATGAAAGCCTTTCAATCGTTGAAAATTCCGCAAAGATGGGGTTACCTGTGCCACAAAAACTTATTGATTGCTTAGAGCAATTAAAAGGAAACGAAGAAAGCGAGGAACAAAAAAATGAAAGCAAATGATTTCTTAAAAAATACTTATGGTAAGTATTATGATATTGACGGATATTATGGCGCTCAGTGTTGGGATTACTTTGCATATCTATGTACTGTAATCGGTAGTAAAATAATTAACTGTACCTCAACAGGATACGTTATTGATATTTGGAATAACCGTAAAAATAACGGTGTTCTTGATAAGTTTAAAGAGGTACCCGTATCTAGTTTACAAAATGGTGATGTAGTTGTATTTAAAAACGGGGGAAGCCTTACACCTCTTTCCCATATTGGAGTATTCGCAGGATGGCTAAACAAAGGTAGAACATTTACTTTGCAAGCGCAAAATCAGTATGGCAGTGCAAGCGTTAACAAGGGTCTTATGTATGTTAGCGATATTGCAGGGTGCTTGCGTCCTAAAGTATGGGATAATAAATTCCCAGATTTACCTATTAAATCAAAAGGTAAAGCTTCCGCAAAGTATGATTACATTCGTGTGCGTAACAAACCTAGTCTTGATAATTCCGCATTAACGGGGGATTGGTACAATACAGGAATGAAATTAAACTATCAAAACGTTGTAAAAGCTGATGGATGGTATTGGTTAGAGTATGTAAGTAGCAAAACAAATAAAAAACATTATGTCGCATACGGGACTACAGATGGAAAAACGGTTTACTGGAAAGTTGAATAAACTTGTGGTATAACCCAAACTTAACGCTGTCACACGGTTGCCTACTTAATTATGTACTAGGCAACCGCGGTGGCGGTAAAACATACGGTAGTTTTGTAAAAGGCATAAAAAACAAAATATATAAAAATAAGCAATTTATATATTTGCGTAGGTATAAAAGTGAATTAGAAGATTTTGCCACACAATTTGACGAGGTTTCACGAGAATTTCCAGACTACATTATAAGCGTAAAAGGCAGAACAGGTTACATCATAAAACGCACAGGAGATGAAAAAGAAGATTCTAAAAACTTATATAAAAAGAAAAATATATTTTGCAAAGCGGTTGCCCTGTCTAATGCTGTAACAAAAAAGTCAACAAATTATGATAAAGTAAATCTCATTATATTTGACGAATTTATTATTGAAAAATCGTCAAAATTGTTTTATCTTCCAAACGAAGTTGACGCGCTTATTGGGTTTATGGAAACGGTTTTTCGAAGTCGAGAAAAATGCCAGTGCCTGTGCTTAGCTAACTCGGTTACCATGAATAACCCGCATTGTGTTTACTGGGGATATACAAAAAGAATAGATAATAAAGACATTGTAAAGGACAAAGATGGGCTATTGCTTTTTCATCATTTTGCTGACCAAGAATATATAAACTTTAAATCACAAACAAAGTTAGGAATGCTACAAAGAAAATCTAAAATAGGAGGTTATCTGATAGATAACGAATTTATAAACGATGATTCTCCATTTATCAAAAATAAAACTCCAGAAGCGATACACATTGCAAGCGTTGATATATACGGAAAGCACTTAGGGTTGTGGATGGACTATAAAGACAGTAAGTTATATATAAGTACCAAAGTAGGTAAAAATGACAGTATAACATATGCCCTTACTACAGATGATATGCAACCAAATGTAGTAATGCTTCAATTTTTCAAAAACAATCATCATATGAGATTACTACGTACAATGTTTCAAAATGCATGCGTATATTATGATGATACAGAGGCATATTTTAACGCAAAAGATTTAAACAAATTACTTTAAAAGTATTGACATTAAATAAATCTTCTGATATAATTAAGATGTAGTTAAGGAAAGGAGAGATAAAATGAAAAAGAGCATTATCACTGGCACAGCTTCAGTTAATGTGCTTCTAAATGACGGAAATTCAATTTTAAAAGAAGTTGATTTCGTAGGAAAATTCAGCGAAAGAAAAATTGTTAAAAAAGCAATTGCTGGCATTGAAGAAGTATACAAAGCTAAAGTAGTAAGTGGAAGCGTTAAAGAAGAAATAAACACTTATGAAATGAGCGAAGAAACTTTTATTGCAAATGCCGCTATTGTATTGGATGATGAACAGCTCGAATTAGAATTAGACTAGTAAAGGAGAAAATTAGAAAATGAAAACATTAAAGGAATTAGCAAAAGAGCAGAACGGAACAAAAGAAAGCTTTATTGGTAGAACCGGTGAAAAAATTGATTCTATCCTTGGAAAAGTTGTTACTTTATGCGACTACGAACACAGGAGCAAAAAGAAAGGCAACGTATATGAAAATTTCATTGCATTTATTATTAAAGAAGATGATGAACATTACTATAACGGCGGCACTAAAATGAAAGACTTTATTTCTAAAGTAGAAGAAGAAGACTTGGTAACGGATTTACAAAGAGAGGGAGTGCCAATGTTGATGAAAAAGACAAAAACTTCAAACGGAAATACTTTTACTGATATCACATTCTACCCGCCAGAAAGTGAATTGCCGTTCTAGTATTAAAGGGTGTGAAAACACTCTTTTTATTTTATGAAAAAGAAAAAGGGATATTATAGGAACAAACAAGGCGCTTGGCTTAACAGAAAGCTTATAAAAAGAGCTGAAAAACTGGCGGAACAAATAAATGAGCAAAGAGCCGAAAAACGTTCACAAATATTAAGTAAGCCTTTTATACGTGAGGAAGGTAGCCAAGCAGTTAAAGAAACAGTAGGTCAATATCATGGACAGAGGGCAACTAAATATCTAGGAGAAACAGCTTTCGCAGAATTAAATAGCGTTAGATTTAACCCAGAAACATTACAATCTAATAGCGCATTAGAACGTAAAGTAAAAGCTTGGCAACGCATGAAAACTAAAAAATATACTGAAAAAATGAATGCGTTATATAAGGCTAATTTAATTAAATCAATAGAAACAAAGTTTGGAAACGTTGGAGATGAAAAAGAAATAAAAGAAATAATAAAAAAGATAAAAAGAATGAGCGCAAAAGAATTAGCTGAATTTGCGTATACAACTGAGGTATTAAACATTGATTTTGTTTATGGCAACCCAGAATCAGAAGATAATTTCTATCTATTTAAGGATACTGTAACAGATTTTTACAATAAAAAATACAGGAAAAAGAAGTAAGAAATGAAAACAAATATTAAAAATTCATACGCTTGTGATTTTGAAACATTAGTTTTAACGAAAGAACAAATAGAAGCAGGTATGAGAACGTATGTATGGGCATGGGGGTGTTGCAAAGTATATGATAACGATAATTATGACGTGATATTCGGCACTTCTATTGATTCTTTTATGGAATATGTTAAAACACTTCATAAACCTGTGTTATTTTTTCACAACTTAAAGTTTGACGGTTCGTTCATTGTATGGTGGTTACTTAAAAACGGTTACAAATGGTCAAAAGAAAAAGAGCCTAAAACATTCGATACAATGATAAATAAACAAGGGGTTTGGTATCAAATAAGCATTGTGTGGGATGTAAAAGGTAGAAACAAACACGAAACAATTATACAAGACAGTTTGAAGAAAATGCCTTATAGCATTTCAGCTATTGCTAAAAATTTCGGATTTGATTCAGACATGCAAAAGTTGGAAATAGATTATAATGGTTATCGAGAAGAAAACGGAGTATTAAGCGGAACAGACAAAGAATATTTACGGCATGATGTTGTTATACTTGCCAGGGCATTAAAAATGTTATTTGAAGAAGGATTTAAAAAGATGACAACAGGAAGTGATACATTAGCAAATTTTAAAGAAAATATAGGAGGAGAAAAACAATTTACAAAATACTTTCCAGTTTTAGACCATGAAACAGATAAAATGTTGCGGAAGTCATATGCTGGAGGTTTTGTATATGTTAACAAAAAATATGCCAAAATTTCAGAAAATGGACAAATTGGCATATGCTGTAATATAGATAAAAATAGTATGCACCCGTCTATGATGTGCACAAGGGAAATGCCGTACGGACTTCCAAATTATTTTGAGGGGGAATATACTGGTGATAGTAAATGTTATATTCAGCATTTCTTATGCCGATTTGATGTAAAAGATAGATATATACCAACAATACAGATAAAGAAAACTGTGCGTTACTGTGATACTGAATATCTTGAACATAGTAAAATTGATGATTATATTGACGAACAAGTCGAATTGTGGCTACCATCACCAGACCTAGAAATATTCTTTAAACACTACAACGTATATGATATTGAGTACTTGGATGGTTTTTATTTTAAAACAGCAAAAGGACAATTTTTTAACGATTATATAAATTCTCTGATGAAAACAAAGGAAACAAGTGAGGGTGTGAAAAGGCTTATGGCGAAACTACGCATGAATGCATTATACGGAAAATTTGGGACGAATCCAGAAGTAAAAGAAAAAGAGCCTTATTTACTTAATGATGTACTAAAATTCCGCACGCCAACTCATCCAGAATTTAAAGAAGACGGTGAGATTGTTGAAGTAGAAGATGTAACAATAAAAGACCCTATATATTTACCGCTAGCAATATTTATTACTGCATGGTCTAGATATGACATAAACAGTACAATAGACAAAGTTAACGAATCATATATAAATTATAAATCTGACAAAGACCGTTTCATTTATGTCGACACTGACAGCGTACATATGATTGGGTGGCATATACCTAAAAGCATAAAAATTCATGATACGCACCTAGATTGTTGGAAAGTCGAAACATACAATATAGGGGCAAAATATTTACGTCAAAAAACTTATATTGATAAAGTTATATGCAAAACAAACAAAGAAAAAAAGAAATGGTTATCTAAAGTAAAAGCTGTCTCTTATACACATCTCCGAGCCCACGAGACGTAG